CAATCCGTGACTTCAAACAACAGACCCGTGTGCGTATGGGTCACTTTGGAAGTTTATCAATTGTACCAGAAGATAGCGCCTATACTACTTTGACATTGCAAGACGGGGCCGCGACGTATGTACCTCAGAAGCGTGGTAACATTGTAAGCATTAGCCGCGAGACGATCATCAATGACGATCTGCAAGCTATCAAGCAGATACCAACGAAGCTTGCTAAGGCTGCCGCGTACACGTTGGCTGAGTTCGTGTATGCGTTTTTGACAACCAACCCAAATATCTATGATGGGTCGGCTCTCTTCACTAGTGGATCACCGCATACAAACCTTGGGTCTAGCGCACTTAGTAGCGGAGCGATGCAAACCGGAGTCATCGCCATGCGCAAGCAGGCCGACTTTGCGGGCAAGATCATTGGTGTACGACCGCGTTTCTTGGTCGTTCCGCCCGATTTAGAGTTTGTAGCGATGCAGATCTGTAAATCCGCTGGAGTCCCAGGTAGCGCAAATAATGACATCAACCCGATGTTCGGCTACACAACCCCCATAGTCTCTCCGCAGCTCACTGATACGACTAAATGGTATATGGCGGCAGATCCGAGGGAGATCGATACGGTTGAAGTGGGCTTTGTCGGGGGACAGGTGAATCCAGCTCTTTTTATACAAGATTCACCACTCCTGGGGAATAACTTCACTAGTGATGCTATCTCGTATAAAATTAGGCACGAGTACGGAGCGACAGTTGTGGACTATCGCGGCTTATACCGTGGTATATAATATTGCATTCAATGCCCGTATAACAAGTAGCGTACAAGTTGAGAGAAAAGGAGACGTAGCAGATGGGAAGCATACCAAATAAGCGTGAAGCGACATTTGGAGACGGGCTTAATGATTATTTTAACATAAATACCGCTGATGGAAGGCTTGAACTGCTCAACGGTGCTTACATATCATTCTACGCAGATGCTTATACTACGCTCACAGGTCAGATAGTTAACGGTGCTCCAGCTCCACAGGTGAGCTCATCAGCGCCTGCTATAGCCAGCAGTGGCACGGTAACAACCAACGTTGGAGTAGCGCGACTAGCGCCAACAGCAGCAGTCACAGCGGCCGTCATGGGCACTGGCACACGAAATGGACAAGAGTGTCTCGTGGTGAACGAGGCAGCTCCATCATTTACTGTGCAAATGGCGGTCAGTGGCACAAGTAATGTTGCGGACGGTGTGAGCTGTATTATTCCAGGTGGTCAGCAACGGTTGTTTGTATGGGATAATGCTTTATCCTTATGGTTTGAGCAGAGCAATCTGGTTGATGGGAAGCTCGCAGATATTGTGAGCGCAACAGCTCCAGCCATAGCAAGTAGTGGGACCATAGCTACAGCTGGCATTGGGACATCACAAGTTACGCCAGCGGCAGCAGTTACCGCATGTGTGCTAGCTCCAGGAATTTACCAGGGACAGGAGTGCACAGTGGCAAATGTGAGTACTACAGGAGCTAACACTATCACGATGGCCGCAAGTGCGACTTCGAATATTGCAGACGGCACAAATACCGTTATTTCCGGTCTAACATGCGCTAAGTTCAAATATGTGGGTTCACTATGGTACCACATGAAATAAAAATAGTGTAGATGCAAATAATACATCTACACTACAATCGCAATCACTTAGTGAGGAGAAGTGGCTTGATGAGGACAAATGCCGTAGATACCTTTAGCACAATTGCAGTTAAAACACAAAAGTTGAAAACCATCTTTAGGGAAATCATTTTGACGGAGCCACGTATAGAGATGGCGAACACTACGGCGATGCTCAGCACCATCATTGTTAATATGATCAACAGAGAGAAAGGCTGGGTTAGATTCACCACAACACGCACACTTACCGCCATAGGCGTCAATGACCTGCTTGCGGAGTCTATCCCTTACTCCTTTATGAATAGTTCTTGTAGCTTCGGGATTATTAGCTCTCCACTCCGCTTGCCTATCACGGCGATAGTCACAAAGATGACCAGGCTCAGCAGGGCGAATAAAACAGGATGGGCACATTCCATTCTCAATTGCATCAGGCTTCCTTATAGCCCGGTGTACGCGCATGTTTTGAGCACCACGGGCACGCCTTTGCTCTTGCTTTTCAGGAAGCTTAGCAAGCTCTCTTTCCCATTTCTTTTTATGAAGGTCTGGTTTACGAGCAACTTCCTCCTGAGCTATATCATGGCGACAAGGCTTACAGTAGACGTTCAGTCCATCTGGTTTTGCCTTATTCCTATGAAAGTATTCAGTAGTAGCAGGAAAAGTTTGCTTGCAACGAGAGCATTTCTTAGGAGGTACATCATTCGATTGAAGAACGACATGTTCAATAGGCTGAGGGTCCATCTCGTCAAAGTTGAACGAGAACTGAGAGGTTTTTTCTGGTATACTAGACATGCGGAAGAAACCAACACTTTCTTTCGTAACGCCTCGGGATACCACAGGTATCAGTGTTCACAGCACAGATACGGTATTGCCGAGGCAAAAACATTTATACCTCAAGTATACCATGCAAATACTTCAATGTCAACAATTCCACTAACTAGTGGCAGTATACTTTCTTGTGCTACAAAGATATGTGAGGTAGCATAATGAAGGTATTAGTGTACGGTGAGAGCCCATGCATCCCAACAGGAACAGGGCTTCTCTCGAAAAATATCCTTCGCTTTCTCATCGAGATGGGGCACGAGATTGTAGAGATGGTCGCTATAAATCACTTCAATGGCGACCAGTATGACCATGACCTCTACCCTTTTTCAATCCATGGCAACATTCAAGATCCATACAACATTGAGCAAGCGAAGCAGATTATAAGGAATGGCAACTATGATTTGCTATTCCTGTCGGCAGACGTCACCCAGATCAATATGCTCTATGAAGCTATCAGGGAGGCAAAGCGAAACAAGAGCTTTACTGTAATTTGCTACTCGTGCGTAGACTGCGATGTGATAAGTCCTCAGACACTAGCAGGGCTTACTATTACAGATCATATTGTGTTGTACTCTCAGCATTCACGCAGGATAACTTTGCAGCATATACCAGCGCTCAACATCAAGGTCATCTCACCTGGTTGTGACCCTGATGTGTTTAAACCGCTTCCAGATGGAGAACGAGAGGAGGCCAGAAAGAAGATTTTCAACATTGAGGACGACACGTTCCTGGTGGTGAACGTGAACCGGAACCAATGGCGGAAAGATCCAATCCGCACAATGATGATCTTCCACGAGTTTCACCAGAGGCATCCTAAGTCACTACTCTATATGCATATGAAGGCCATTGATGTGGGGGGAAATCTCATTATGGCTGCCAATATGCTGGGAATGAAGATGCTCGCGCCCAATCTAGAGATCATGCTTGCTGGCCCAGACTTCAATGAGCAAAAGGGTGTCTCGCGGGAGTTCCTCAATAAGATCTATGCAGCTGCTGATGTATTCGTGAGCACGACAACTGGCGAGGGATGGGGATTAACCACGACAGACGCAATGGCCGCATGCTGCCCCGTCATTGTACCCAGAAATACATCAGCACTGGAGATAATCGGAGAGCGTGAAGAGCGCGGATATTTGGTCGAGTCAGGGGGAGATATCGATCATATGATTGTGCCATATGGCCACGATAGCAATACACGCTCGATTGTCCATAGCGATGATATGATCAGGGCTCTTGAGGAGGTGCACGAAGATCGAGAGATTGCAAATATCAAGGCAATGGAAGCCAGAGAGTGGACATTGAGGCGTACGTGGAATCATGCTCGTGAGCAATGGATGAAGTTATTTGCCGAGGTTGAGGAACGGATTGAGGTGACAGCATGAGCGGTTTCACTGATGCTTTCGGTTCGATGATCACGGTTGACAAGATTCGTGATTGGCTCTTCAATGCTCAGGCTTTCTATGGGACGGCTAGCCAGGAGAGCGAAGCCAACGCAACCGTTGATGCTCCATGCTCAATCTTTAATCCCGCAAATAGTGGTAAGAATATCTTCATCAACAGTTGGATTGTTTCGAGTGGTACTGGTAGCTTAGCCGGGATCATGTTCGCCACAACAGCCGATCCAGCTTACGCTAGTAGCTTAAATATCCAAAATGCAAAAGCTGGAGGGGCAGCTAGCGCAATAGTTTCACATTGTTCGTTCGTAAATACAAGTCAATCAGAGCCAGGAAGCGGAGAGTTTAGACGTCTCTATAATGATTTTTCACAAGAGATGATTCCTAATGGATTTGGGATATTGCTACCCAAGGGGAGTTCTAACGGCGTGAGTACATTTTTGGAGACGTATGCATCAGGAATAGGGTCACAAAGCATGGCATGGCTCGAATTCTGAGCATAAAGTGTATTAGAGCATAAAGAGAAAAGGAGATTTTAAAGAATGGCTCTTCAAGATGAATTCGATATGGCATTTCCGGTAAGATATCCTGCAGGAGCATTAGTACCATCAGGTACTTATATCTGCCTACAAACCTTAGGACCAACAGGCACAATAGCGTTTAGTCAGACAACTTCGGACACGACGCTCCCAACAACAGCAGAATGGTGGCATGCATTACCTACCGGGACAGTAAGCGGAAGCGCTTCAACTGCCACGGTTGCTTCTGGAGTAAACACCATACTGAATGCTCTTACCCCAATTGCAGGTAATTATGCATATACCTCTGCAAACTTCGCAGCATGGACTAGCGGCGATGCGATGCAGAGCAGGGGGACCGGGGCCTCAGACGCTTAATGCAGCTTCGGAGAGATTGTCATTTTGCTAGTTATTTTATAACAGGCTTTTTGACAATCTCGGCTTTAACAAAGTTAGCCATAAAATTGCACAGAAATTAAAGGAGCATATGAGACATGTCAGAATACGAAAGCAAGCATAGAGCAGAGAACGCACATTACCCAGAGAGAAACAAAGAACACTTTGATTTACCAAGAGTACATAGTGAGTCTTTTGCCAAGCCAGCACAAACGGCAGAGGCACCAGTAACAAAAATACATGCAAGATTTAAGCTAGGCGAAGACACGAGAGTCCCATGCCACCAGCCAAAGAAAGACGGTAATGGTTGGGAACAAGTCAACGGGCTCAGAGTCAAGCTTTATCCAGTCACTGGAGAGCCCTTCGGAAGTGCAACGCCTAGCGGAGAATTGACTATGGTGCTTGCTAACCCAGAGGCTATAAGGGTTTTTAAGGAAGCTGAGATAGGCCAGGAGTACGACGTTATCTTTTCGCCTGTTCAAAAGGCAGAATAAGCAATGGCACGTGGGCACTACGCAAGTCAGCAGGAATATGTCAGACAGGATCAAAACGCACCGAGATCGAAGCTATCAATAAAGCGCGGCATTCTAACAAGCTTCAACTCGGCCAACTACACGGCCAACGTCTTGATCATGGAGGCTACTTCTGCTTACTTGCAAGGTGTCCCGATTGCTGCACACATGGATGGCACCTCGGCAATCATTAATGCTCAGTGCGCAGTTCTGTTCTTCGACGAGCAGAATAGCAATGATGCAGCGATAATCGCGATCTATCCAGATTCGACCGAGGGTTTTCCAAGTCCTCCGCCAGGAAGAACAACGTTTGTAGCGGGGTTTGAGCAGATCAGCAGCCAGACAATCAACTCGGGGAACACTTCAACGTTCACATTGACAGGATCAGGAGGGATACCAGAAGGCACGCTCGGGGTAATCTATAAAGCTTTCTTCACCAGCGCAACGGTCGGAGCTTTCATTCAGCTCGCACCACATGGGGCGTCTGATATCACTGCTTATGCTTCGATTGGCAATATCCAAGTTGCCAATGCTTTCGTGAACGGCGGGGGAGTATTGCAGCTCGATAGTAGCGGCAAAATAGACATTAAAGCGAATAGCGGGAACTGCACAGTAACTTTATATACGCATGGATATATATTCTAGAGGTTTATCATGGATGATGATAAAAATCAAAATAAATATAAGATTGACAAGCAAATAGAGAGTATTGAAAAAAGAATTGATGAGCTATTAGAAAATATTGACATAAAAGAACTTTCAACTGTTGAAAAGATGGAGTTAGCAATCAAGTTTCAAACACAGTTAGTGCGCTTCCTTACACTCAGAAAAGCAAGTGAGCAAGGTATGCCGGAAGGGCGCGAGGGGGCATTAATGACCATGTGGATGAAACAGTTACGTGGAGAGAATGTGAATGGTTAGGTCTCTGACGACAGGTCTCACAAATGCCGTCAATGCAAAGAATCGACGGCCATACTTGCAGTGCACGGTTGAGGACCATATAAATCATTTACAGACAGCAGTCAGTGCAAGCAATACAGATGCAGATAACGATATGTGCATAGCGGCTGATGGTTCGCTAATTCGTGTGAGGATACAGAGATTAGGATCGTTTGTATCAAGTGCTCAATGGCAAAGGATCACTAATCCATCGACAGCAAGCCAGTGGACGACATGGACAACGTTTGGTAGCGGCTCAGGCAATATGTTCCAAGATGGCGGGTGTGCAGTCGCGCAAGACGGAAGCTCAACAAACGCCTTTTTCCAGACTGGTGCAGGGGCTATCGTCAATTGGTTCAGTAGTAACAACGGTGTGTCATGGTCGTCGACACCAGGTACTATTCTCACACCACCAAGCTCTGCTCTCACCAAGGGAATCAGTAGTGCAGGAAACGCTGATGTCTTCTTTCTATATGATGTGAGCGGCGGGGAAGCCATTGGGTGTAGCTTCTTCACAAGTAGCTGGAGTTCTATCCACACATGGACACTATCACCAATGGCTGCCGTAGGAAGCATGAGCGGCTTAGCTGTCTACTGGGATGGTACGCTATATCACATTGTCTATAGCGATGGCTATGCCCTTAAGCAGGTAACGTGCAATTCAGCAGGAACGGTATGGACCGCACTACCCGATATTTCACCATCGGATGTTTCAGCACTAGCGCGAACATCACCAAGGATTGCGAAATTCGATAATCTCTATAATCTCATTTGTGTTGAGTCTGATTCGGGAGTGCTCACTGGATCGGTCTATAGTTATTCAAGGTTGAGGCAAAGTGCGGATCTGATTCATTGGTCAAATGGCCGCATCATGCAAGATGTGAGTACCACATATGGAGTGAATCTACTCAAAGTCACGCCACCCTCGGCCAGCCGAGCAGTATATGTGCTATCGGCAATGTCCGGTATCCAACTCAATAACGACTTCCAGCAGTCGGATGCCAGCGAGTATCTTGATGTCTCCAGCAAGATCGAATCCTACAAGCGTGTCGATCAGTTAGACAAGCCGTGCACGCTGGAGCTGGTGCTAGACAATGAGAACTCGAGTCTGACCAGTAGTGTCGCGGATTATGTAAATGAAGTGTACGCCCCGATCGGGATACACACGTTGGTAAACTTTTCGGAAGGATACTACACGGGCACGCCACCAACCACGCAGGAGAGCATCAATGTTGGAAAGTATCACATCCAGAAAATCACCTTCGAGCGATCGCCAGGGGTCAGCCAGATCCAAGTTCTCGCACGAGATCTTACCTTGCTCCTTGACATCGAAAGCCGATTTCAGAATGTTTATACAGACCAGATCGTGAGCTGGTTGATCACTGAGGTCTGTGCTAGGGCTGGTATCTTTAGCGTATCGTTGCCGGCCACATCACAGATGAGTGTAACAGTCACGACGTTTACGCTCCACGCAGGCCAGAAGTATAGAAACGCATTGAATGAGCTGTGCCGTATCGGATGGCTCGAATATTTTCTGGACCAAACCGAGACGCTGATCTTTAAGGAGTTGTCAGGCTCAGATACCAGCATCTGGACGTATCAGCCAGAGATCGAACGCTGGAGTATTGGCACAGAGGATATTCAAGCAAATCACACAATTGTAACTGGTCAGAGGAGTCCAGGGGGAGCGCTAGGAAACATAACAACAGGGGAAAGCTATGATAATATCCATGCACATGCAGTTGCCTTCGAGCGTGTTGCGATTGCTCATGACCAGAAATTGACGAGTGCAGTGCTTTGCGCAGATGCTGCAGCGTTTATCCAAGCGCAAGATAAGCGCGACCAATACGATCACGTGATCGTTGCGCCGTGCAATCCAGCCTTGCAACTTTTGGACGCCGTGGAAACGATCGACGATGGGCAGCAGAGTACGAGCATAGATAACACTTCGAGAATAATAAAACAAGAAATAACGTTCGATTCAGGCAAGGCAGTGTATGAACAATTAATATCAATGGAAGGGCTGTAGTTTTTTAGAAGTAAAATGAATGTATATCGATGTAAAACACAAGGAAGGATAGCACAAGATGGTAGATATTGAACTTTTAGGTTTGGCACTGTTCATTATTGCTATTATTATTGCTGCATTTATTTTCTGGATTATTTGGTATCTGATCATACAACATCCAGAGCAGCAAAAAAATATACTCAAGCAGTTCTCATCACAGGTTATCAATCAAGTTGCGCTTGAGTATGAGTCATTGTCAGATTATCAACGGAGACAAATTGCTGAGGAGAAGATGAGAAATATCTTTAAAGATCAAAACATTGCTCCACCAGGAGATAGCATGATCGAAACGGCAATAGCTGATGCAATGTATAGACAAAAGATGAATGAGGATAATCGATGGATTGAGGAATTAAAGGCTGACCAGATAGCACAGACAGACACAGCAGAGATGTTAGCAGTGAAAGTAAAGGAGTGGGTTCTATGAGTATATCAGATATTATTATGCTTCTATTGCCTGTTATGGTCTTCATTTCATTATGGTTGTTCAAATGGATAGAGCAAAGATTGCCACCAGCAAAGAGAGCAGAATTAGACTATTATGCAAATAAGGCAGTAAAGTACGTTGAGCAGACCTGTAAAGGAACTAGCACACAAAAGAAGAATGCAGCGATCAACATGATTTACCTCTTCTTCAAAGCTGCCAAGAGGCCAGCTCCAGCGATAGTATTTATTGATGCAGCCATTGAAGAAGTGGTGTGGCTGATAAACCAGAACAAAATACCTGATGAGTTTGTGACGGGGAAGTCTGTAAATACTGGGCCAATTAAGCCAATATTGCCAGATCCAGGAGGCCAACCAGTATGATGGAGCGCATTCAGGAGCTTAGCCCAGGCCAGATCGATAAGTTGAAGCAGATCGGTAGAGACACTTTAACGGCGATATCTCCACCAGTTGCAGCAATGGTTTATGGGAATAATCAAGATCAGTTGCAAGCGTTGAGGAACATAGGGCCGGATGCTTTGGGGGCGATGAGTCCGAAGATTGCAAACTATTTATATGGACCGGATCTAGCAGATGGAGGCCAGGGAGTTGGGCGGGATGATGTTCTTAATCCCGATAATGCTGAGAAGAAACTGGGAAGATTTCCAGATCAAATCATACCTCCGCCATTCACACCAGATCCAGGGGAGGATGTAAGCTGGAATGTGTCACCTAGTAAGAATAATTGTCAGACGTGCTTAACCAATGCTGAAGATGCACCAAGGCCATACGGCACGCCATTTAGCAGTGGAGACACTGAACCACCAATTCACGATGGATGTGGATGTTTCTTGACAAGTGGTATTAGAGGATATTGCCCAATTCATGGCTATAGCAGGTATGATAATAGGATCTTTGAGT